CCAAAGGATGTGCGCAACGCGCCGAAGGCGAAGACCCCGGCCTGTTCGATTTGATCGAGCGAGCGCGTCCAGAAACTCCCGAGCTTTTGCGCGTCGATCGCTTGCTGCACGATAAACCGCCCTTGCGCCTCTTCGTTCCGATCCAGCGCGTCCATCTCGGCTTGAAACCGCGCCATCGAGGCGTTCTCGACTTCCATGTAGCTATCCACCCACTGCTGCGCGACCGCTTCTGAGGCGGCAAAGTTCCGGTGGATCGTGCGCCCCAGGGCCTCTTGTTCTTTCCCGGCGTCGGCCTCCACTTGCAGACTCACCTTGGCCCCGGACACAATATCGTGACCCATCCGCTCCTGTTGTTTGCCCATCGCGTCGATCTGTGCGAGTTGAATTTTCGTCGTCGCCACGATCTGCTCCCCGAGCTTCTGCTGGCTCGCGGCGTGCGCCTCCACCGACTTGGCAGAATCCATATGCTTCATCGCCAGCGCATCGAGTTCTTTCTGCGCCGCGCGTGCGGACTCCACGCCTTGAATTTCCGCTGCGGCCCAGGCGTCAATCGCCTTCACATGGTTCAGGGTTTCTTCCCATGCAGCTTTGGAGAAGGCCTGAAGGGAAAACAGCGTGCTGGAGACAATCTGAATCGAGGCCACCATCGCCCCGAATCGAATGGTGAGTTTTTCTGCGGCGTCGGCGAACTGGTTGAAGACGTTTTTGGTAAACACAATGACATCGGTGAAGGCTTTGACGAGAATCGTGAGCGACGGCGCAAAGGCGATACCCACCTGCATCCCGAAGCCTTTGATCGCCGACCCCAGATCATCCATCGCATCGTCGAACGTGGTGAGATCCGTCCTGGCCGTGTCGCTCAGAATCAGGCCGAACTCGGCGGACTTCTTCATCGCCTCATCCAGGCCCGCCGCGCCCTTATTGAGAATCGGGATGAGATCCAGGCCGGACTTGCCGAACAACTCCACCGCCAGCGCGGCCTTCTGCGCCCCGTCCGGCATCTTCTGAAAGGCGTCCGCAATGGCGCGCAGCGTGGCCCCGGTGCCGCGCCCTACCGTGTCCATCGAAATCCCCATGTCTGCAAACAGCTTCATGCTGTTCGCGGCCCCATTGGCCGCCCCGACCATTTCCTTCGAGAGTCCCTTGACCGCCGTCGCAATACTTTGAGAACCCAAGCCGGTGCGGGCCATCGCCACGCTCATGCCTTCGAGGCTGACCGCCGCAATGCCGGTTTTCTGCGCCAGATGGTCGGTCTCTTCCGCAATCTTCCCGGCCTGCACGGTCATCGCAAAGGCCGCTGTCGTGGCTGCGGCAAAGGCCCCGGCCAGTGCCCCCGCCGCGTTCGCCCCGCCACCTGCCAAGTTGGTAAAGGCATCGAGCGCCCGATTGATCCCGCCGCCCACCGACTGCCCGGCGGCATCCGCACTCTTCATGAATTTATCGAGCGAGGACTGCGCCTGGTTCAGGCCCTTGATGAGACCGTTGGAATCGGCGAGGATTTCGAGGACGAGTTTATTGGCCATGCTGCCCCAGGCTCTTGTGCAGATCGGCGAGGGCCTGGAATCGGTCGGTGATGGTTCGGCTGACGACTTCTGGGTCTGACTCTGGCTGCGCCGTCATGCTCTTGGGCATAAAATCCTCCGCCGTGTAGCTCTTGTCGCTCTTCTTCGTCCGGTTCACGTTGGCGAGCATGCTGGCAATGAGACCCGCCTGCCAAAAGTCAGCCGGAGGGCCGAACGATTCGAGCGTGGAATAGGCGTACCATTCCGCCAGTTGCTTCGCCGACAGTTCACGGAGCAGCCTGTCCGGGTGACGTTCCCCGAGACTCAGAGCGAGACGGAAGGCGAAGCGTCGCTCTGGGCTGCGTCGGAGTTTTTTACGAGCTCCTCCACGTCTTCCTGACGCATGGCGGAGAGGCGCTGTGCGACCTTGACGAGTCGTTCCAGCGCCGCCGCGCTCTTGGTGCCGAGCCGTTCAATGTCGGATTCCATGAAGAGCGGTTGCCGCTGCCGATTGACCAACGTGCGGACGAGCAACTTGGCCGTCGCGTTCTCCAGCTTCATCTTCCGCGTGGTGCCCTTGAGTTCAAACAGCGACGCCTCGTAGGCGTTCTTCCCCGCGCCGGTCAGCCCACAGACGAGCACCTTCCGGTCTTTCCATTCTGGAATGAGGACTTCCTCCACAGGAATGTCGTCCATCGCCAGGATTTCCTCTTTACTCAAACACTCGTGTCCGTTTTCCATACATCCTTTCGCTTACAAGCGCAGCAGCGCGAACTTGATCGTGGCATCGCTGCCGGCGTAGTAGAGCATCCCATCCGTCTGGAGCCAGCCTTCCATCGAATTGATGATGTAGGCGACGATATCGGCGGCCTGTAGGGTGTATGTCGTGATGTCACCCGTGCGCAGCTTGCTATCGACAATGCTGCTGATGGTGACCGTGAACGGTGAGGAAGCGTGCGTGTTTTGGGCGATCAACAGCATCGGCCCGTTCAGCACGGTTTGATTCATATTCGCCACATCCGCCGCTGTCATGGTGACATCGAGCGAATTGGCAGCGGGCTGGAGCGTGACATACGGCCCCTTCGGGGTTTGTGCGACGATGGTGGTTCTAGGCATACGGTCCTCCTTCTAGGTCGAGTCCGGTCATTAACTAAACGTGGGTGCGCCGGTACAGCGCAGCGTGAGCTTTTGTGTAATCGCATCGTCAACAGGAAACTCAAACGGAATAGTTTTGACGTAGGCCGCGAAGCTGATCGTTTGTACGGCACCCGGCAAGACCAGTTGAAAGTTGCGCTTGGTGCGGTTCAGGAAATCGTTCCGCAGGCCTAAATGGATGGCATCTGTTGGGACGTAGTTGATGTCAAATTCCACCGTGCCCGCGTCGATGAGGGTGAGGATAAATTCTCGAAAGGCCCCGGAGGCGGCGGAACTGTGCGTCGTGACATCCGCCTCGTCGGTCTCCATCGTCGGTCCGCTGATCGAGCGGACTTCCGGCACCGTGGTAAAGGTTTCTGGGGCGCCCCCGTCCCCTCGCTTGAGTAGGGTGCCGTAGGCGCTGAGTGCTTGTGTGGCCATCGTCGTGCCTCCTTCGTCGTTAGACTGTCGCTCTCATCCGCCGATGGGACACGGCCCACCGCAGTAACGCTTGCGCCCACGGCCCTGCGGCCTTCGTGGCGTCATCGGTCGTGATTTCTGATAACGTAAAGTTCCAGGCCCATTCTTTGAGTGAGGGAGCTACGAGCCACACCGTTTCAATCGCGTCCTCAATCATGGCGTCCAACATGGCTCGGGGATCGGTCGGATCGTTGACGTAGAGCACCACGGTCGCCTGCAAATCATACGCATCGTGCGTAAGGGTCTGTGCCGTCCTCGTTTCGTCCGTCGTGACGATGCACACCGTGTTCGATTGGATGGACTCTTGCTCGTGAATCCATCGGAGACTGATGGCAAAGTCCTTCACGCGCCCCGTCCCGGCCCGCTTCAGATTCTCAAACCCCTTGGCCAGCGCATCACGGACGAGCGTTCTGGTACTGGTGGTGCTCACTTCCCCACCTCACGCAACACCTGCTCCAATTCCTTACTGGCCACCGCATCCATCGCACGCTGCCCTGGTCCCACGACCGGACGAGGCCGCAAGATCCCGCGCCCGTGTGCCAACGTCGCCCCGCCTTCAAAGATGTTCATCAGCCGGGGAATCGGCGTCACTTGGCCCTTGATCTCTGCCGCTCGGACTGAAACCTTCGTTTGCATCTTCCGCGCTTGCCGACGCAGGAATCCCGTGCGCGGCGTAAACTCCGCCGTGATCCGTCGCCGCGCTTCAGTGCGCCCGACGTTCAACACCTTGCGCATGGCCTTGCGAATCTTCTTGACGGCCTCGCGCCCTTCTTTGGCGTAGTTCAACAAGCCCGCCGCATGCACTTTGACGTTGACGGCCATCACGCCCTTTCTGCTTAGCGATAGCTGACCGCCACGTTGACATCACCGGTCGTGGTAAACCCGATATAGAGTCCCGTCGTCAATCGTGCGTCAGGACAATACTGAAACGGCGTAAACACGGCGGTCGTGAGTGTCCAGTTAAAGATTTGCGTGCCCGATTCCGCCGTATTGTCGTAGACCACGATGCTGCCCGCCGTCGGGGCCGCATCGTTTTGGGCGATAGAAATACAGTGCAGAAAACCTGGGACCGCGCTCACTTGCGTATCCACGACCACTGGGGCGCGATAGATAAACTGAGAGGTGGCCAAGGCCGTAGCCGCCCCGGTCAACAGGCCTTCTGCCCAGGCACTGACGGCACCGGCAAGGAGCATGCACACAAGGACTAGGGTGCGCAGGAAAGACATAGATCCTCCTAGTACGTGGCAACGACGGACCCTGTTGCACCGGTGCCCGTCGTGTTCGTGGTGATCACGTACAGATAACTAAAGTTCGCCGTGACGACCGGACAGACATCTTGTGTTCTGGTCGTCCCAGACAGTGTGATGGTACAGAGCAATATACCGTTCGCCGCATCGTTGTCGATGTCGCCGTAAATGGCTTGGGTTTGTGTCACGGCCCCCGTGCCCACCACTTGCCCGTAGAACGACTTCGGGCCAGAGGTCCCGATGACCGCAGCCGATGTCGTATTGGTCGTGAGGCCCCCGGCGATGAGTGTCCGCTCCAGTGCGAAGCACACCGGCACGAACAGCCAGAGGGCTAGGGCTATGAGCGATGCGATGCCACCAAGTGAGATCCGAGCTCTACATGTCTCCATCACGCCACCCCCACATGCAAGCGATATTTGCTGAGAATGTCCCCGGCCAAGCTGCCCCAGGCGAGATTGACGTACTGCACATTGCCATCGGCGATGGAGCGCGAGCGCACGCCAACGAGATTGTTGACGCCCTTTTCTCTGGCCGCCCAGACCAGTTCAATCGCGGCTTGTTCGAGGTCTTCGGGAATCGCGCTGAATCCACCGCTATAGGTGATCTTGATATTGCGGATACCCTTCTGAAACGTGAACCCGTCTAAGCGAATCACCCCCGCCTCCGCCTGCTCAATCACATAGCGGGTATTCAGTAATGGCGTGGCATAGGTCCGCATCAGATCGTCCCAGATGTTCGTGATACTGACGATGGGCGGGCGGGCCACCATCAGCCGATCCTGCCAGTCCAACCCGTTGTAGTATTCCGTCACGGTCGCTTGCTCGAACACCCGCTCACATTCCCGCTCCAAAAACTCCTGCACGGAGGGAATCAGCCGATCGAGTTCGGCGTCGTGCTCCTGGTTGTCGCCAGGAATGCCGCGAAAGGCTTTACAGTTAGGCACCGTGGTCAGCGCCATAGTTACCGTTTCTGCTTCGTGCGTGATCCTGGACCGGCCCCGAACGAGGCGACCGGCTCAGGGGTGACATATTCGGCGACGTGTTCCTGCTCGACCACCTGCTGCGCGAACGGGCGCGGCACCTCGTATTCGAGGCCGCTCACATGCACCCCGCACAGGCTGCCCCGTGTCGAAGTGAACCGCACGCGCACCAAAGCAGGTGACTCGACCATGCTTAGGCGGTCCCTTCAATCGGCGAACCCCACTTCTCGCCCGTGATCGTGTCCACGACATTGTTGTTTTGCGGCCTGGTCCGTGCGCGATATTGGATCGCGTAGATTTCGCCGAACGCGCTGTTTTGCGTGGCCCGCAGAATCCGACAGCGCACAAACCGCTCCACTGGCCGTTGGATGTCCAGCCAGAACGATTGATTATCGTCATCGTCGGCGATGGTGATGCCGGTGCCGGTCAGATCCGCCGCCCCGCCCATACCCACCACCACGTCCTGCTGTGCTTTCATCGAGGTCCCTGCGCCTGCTGTGATCGCCAGGACCGTGGTGAGAAACACCACGCCGTCATACCCCGACATATCGACCGGCGAGGAATCGATGGTCGTGACCCCAGCGGCGGTCGCCACGGAGACTTTCGTGATTTTTACGTCGTCTGTCAGAAACATAGGATCCTCCCTGTGCTGTCACCGGGGACCGTCTGGCCCCCGGCGTGCGTGAACTGACATCGGCAACCATGGCTTATGCCATGATGAGATGCTTGACCGGATTCGTCCCCGCGTCGATCAGATCGCCGTCGGACCGCAGGAACGCCAAGAAACCGACTTGCAAGGCATCGGCATATCGCTCTTCGAGCCGCAACAGAATGACGTTGCCCGCATCCCGAATGTGATAGTTCGAGAAGTCGCCGTACAGGACGCTCTTCAATCCGGCCGTGGCTGCTGGCATGTCCTGATTGATCGTGTAGGGACGGCCCAGGATCGTATCCGGCATGCCAGCGGCCATCGGGGCCCAGACCGGCATGTTGGCGCTGTCCTTGAGCTTCCGCAGAATGGCGAGCGTGGTGAAGTTCATCATCCAGCGCGAGGTGCCTTGATAGGCCGGGTCCACGCTGTGCATGAGGTCCACGGTTTCATCGTAAGTGATCGCCGTCGCTGAAACCGCTGTCTTCCCCAACGTTGAGGCCACCACCGCGCCGCGTGGCTTCGAGGAACCATCGCCGGTCGTAAAATGCGTATTCTGAATGCGCCCCAGCCGCTGCCCCAACTTGCGCCCGATGTAGGCGTTGAGATCCACGGAGCTGTCCTGCAAGAGTTGCCGGGAGACCTTCACGATTTTGGAGCTGTACAGGAAGCTCTGGAGGACGACTTGCCCGAACGAGATGTCCCCGTCGTTGTGCGCAGAGTTTTCTGTGATGATTTCCCCGGCCACCGCCGTGTCGTTGTCGGTGGGGATCGGGAGATCCGCCCCGGTCTGCGTCGGCACAATGGTCGAGACGGCCCGCATGCCGCCGAACAACTTCATCGCTTCGACGATGGGCTTCATCGCTTCATCCGGCACGGTATAGCCGCCCGCGCCTCCTGATCCGACACCTTGCGCGGCGCGAATGGTCGGCATATTGCCCATGCGTGGATCGCCCACGTAGAGGCCAGACATCCGCACCCGATCCTGCTCGCTCAATCCGTTCACCCCGAACCGCACATAGTTCAGGTAAGCTTGATTGACGGCCTTCATGTCGTCTTCCGCCTGATCGGGCGAGATGTGCTCCCGGCCCGCCCGCTGCTCGATACGCTGCCCCAGTTCGCGCTCGGCATTGCTGGCTCGCTCATGCCGATCGATCTCGGCTTTGAGCGTGTCAGATTCGGCCATCAGGGCGTCGAACTTCGCCTCGTCGTCCTTCGTCACCTTGTCTTGTTTCAGAATCGCCTGGGCATCCGCGACAAGCTTCGCCCGCTTCTCGCGTAATTCTTTCTGCGTCATGGAATCCTCCTTGCGTTAGTAAGAGTTCTCGCCGCGCTGCACCAACTCGATCCGCTTGCGCATCTTCATCGCCTGCTGCTGGCTGTCTGCATCCGGCTGCGTCGTGGTCGGTTCCGGTGCGGAGGCGAGCGCCGCCGGCACCTTGGCGTAGCCGGAGAGATCGAAGGGCGCCTTGTCCTGTGCCTTGGAATCCCCGCCCTGCACGACATCGGCCAAGCCGACCGCCTTCGCTTCGTCCGCCGTGAACCACGTTTCGTCGTTCATCCAGGTCTGGGCCTGGTCAGTTGTCACCTTCGCCCGCCGCGCGTACACGTCCGCCAAGCTGCCCCCTACTTTCTCCAGCGTCGTCGCCATCTGGCGCATGTCCTCGGCATTCCCGATCGCCAGCGCCCACGGGTTATGGAGCATGAGAAAGGCCGACTCACCCATCGTGATCGTCTGCCCCGCCATGGCGATCAGGCTGCCGATGCTCGCCGCAATCCCATCGACCTTCGTGTGAATCGTGGCCCCGTGATCTTTCAGGCTGTTAAAAATGGCGAGCCCGTCGAACACGTCGCCCCCCGGCGTGTTGATGCGGACGGTAATCGTTTTGGCCGTAAGCGCCTTCAGTTCCTTCGCAAAGTCCGCTGCGGTGACGCCGCCCCACCCGATGTAGTCATAGATCAGCACGTCGGCGGTATCGGATTCGGCTTTCGCCTGGATCGAAAACCATGACCGCGACGAGGCCTGCATCATCCCGTGTCGTAAGGTCTTCAGCATCGGAGACTCCCGTTCAGTTTCGGTGCGACCGCAGCAAACTCGCGCTCGTCGAAGAGATCATCGTCGGCGCGTGGATTGGGGTCCGGTTTGGTTGCTCCGCCTTTCACGAGCTGTTGCATCGGCGCAAGATTCGTTTGCACAAAGAGCGTGTCCCCGCCCGGCATGGGCTGGAGGTCTTCGGCTTTGCGGATTTCGTTCGTGGTGAGCCAGCCGTTTTGATGCCCGCTCGCGTAGTAGGCCGAGCGGGCCGTGCTGTCCCCACGCATCAGGCCTTGATGTTTGAATTGGGCATAGAAGGGCGAGCGCGGGAACAACTTCCGGTTGAACTCTTGTTCAAAGCGGGTCAGCCAGGGAATGATCGTGAAGATGAGAAACCCGAGGGTGTTTTGCTCCACGCCCGTGCCCCAGCTCGTCTGCTTGTCGGTATGGCCGATCATGTGCGGCGGGACGCCGAAGAAGCGGGCGATGTCTTCAACTTGGAATCTTCGACTTTCCAAATACTGCGCGTCCTCGCTCGTCATGCTGACGTTCGTGACATCAAGGCCCTCTTCCAGGACCATCGTTTTGAAGGCGTTCGACAGACCGCCCTGCTGCTGATCGAATTGCGTCTTGAGCCGTTGCTGCGCCTCTTTGCTGAGGGTCTTGGGATGCTTGAGCACCACGCCCAACCGTGCGCCGTTGGAAAACAGTTTCGCGCCGTGCTGCTCTTCGGCCAGGGCGAGACCGACCGCTTGACGCGAGGCCCAGGTGATGATCGACTTCCCGCTGAGGCCGTCGTAGCCCATGCCGGGGATGTGCAGCATGTCGGCCTGCTCAATCACTTCGGTGGAGCCGTCGCCCAGGCGCACGGTGTAGCGGTTCTTCCCTGTGCTGTTGACGCGCTGGACCGTCACGGTATTCGAGGGAATCGGAAAGAGATCGACGATCTGATTCGCTTGATTGCGCCCGATGGCCGCATAAGCGTTGCCACCCAACAGCACGTTGGCCGTGAGGAATTCTCGCCAGACGCAAGAGGTCATGGCCGGATTGGGTTCGTCGTGCAGAAGGTAGTAGGGCAGCGTGTCCGGGACTTCGATGGAATCCCCGTTCGGTTTGCGGCGATAGACTTTGAGCGGGAGCGAGCCGATGGTTTTCGCAATGAGCGTGACGCAGGCATAGACGGCGCTGGCCTTCATGGCCGACTGCTCGCTCACGAGCACGCCGGCATCGGTCGTGCCGCCGAACAAATCGACGAGCCACTGCGCGGGATTGCTCAGAGAGGTGGAGGGATTCTCAGGGGACGACGCCAGAATGTCTGACGCCCGCTGCCAGAACTTCCAGTTCATGCTGCTACGATAGCAGCATTCAGAAACACTGTCTACAGCAAGGTGCAGGAAAATGCCTGAAAATGCCTGAAAATACGTAACTTTATTTTATGCAGTCTTGACCCTAGAGGAATTTCCTCACTAACGCCGTTCTGATACGAAGTTGTCCGCCTGGCGTCCGTTCGCTTGAAAGCTTGCCGTCAGCCAGCCAGCGCCGGACTGTATCTTGATGGACAGCCATCAGCGCCGCCGTTTCGTCAATGCGAAGTGTGGCCTTCTTCAGCAGCGCATTGGGATTGTACAGCGTCCCCGCCTTACGTCGTCGGCGCATCTTCATCTGGTGGCCCTCCCACGGTGGTGAGGCCTCGGGATTCGTACACCGAGGCGGTCGTTTGGTGCCGCATGTGCCGATCAAGCGCGAGCAACAGGGCCACAATGCCATCGATCTTTCCCTGACTACTGCTTTTATCCGGCTTCTTATTCCCCGCCGGATCTTCTTTCACCGACACGTTGTTCGCCATCCACTTCAACACCGGATGCCCGCCGTGACGCAGCTTGTGCCCCAGCAAGCGCCGTTCCAGTTCCGCTGTCGGCCCGGCCATCGACATAAACCCCATCCCACAGGCCGCCACGGTCAAGCCTTCCTCGGCCAATTCCATCGAGAGTTGATAGCCTTGAAAGAGCCGATCCACGGCGACGTCCTGGATCTGGAACGTCTGCGCATCCCGCAACACTTGCGCTTTGACGGCCGCATAATCAATCGCGTTCCCCGGTGTCGTCAGCAGCCAGCCATCACGCGCCCACGCCTGGTACTGATCGCGGTAGCGGTTGTGTTCGTCGGTGAGTTTCGATTCTGTGCACCAGAACCGGCAGAGGCACGTCACGGCTTCCCGATCCACCGGATCGGGAAACAACAGCACCCAGGCGGTGAGGTCAGAGACGGACGAAAGATCCAGCCCGCCGTAGCACAGCCGCCCGGCCAGCCCGGCCTCGTCCAGTTTCGGTCCCGCGTTCTGATCCCACAAATTCATATCGAGCCACCGCGTCGTTTGCATCGTCCAGCGATTGAGATCGAGCCGCAGAAAGGTATTGAGGAAGCCCGGCATCTTCGCGGCCTTCTTCGCCTGATCGCGCATGTAGTCGAGTTTTTTACTCACGCCCAGATTCGGATTCGCTTTGAACCAATTTGTTTCGAGCTGCCAGTCGTCTTTCTCATCCATCGCGCAGATGAAGGCAAAATACTTATCGTCCTCAATCACGCCGCGTAGAATCTGCTCCGCGTAGACGTGCTGCTCCCAACAGACCGAGGCATCGGTTTGATCGGTCCCGGCGGTCGTGATCGCAAACAACAACGGCTGCCGCCGCGCGCTGGTGCCGGTTTCCATGAGATCGAACACGCCGCGTGTCTTGTGTGCGTGCAGCTCGTCCACGATCGCGCCGTGCACGTTGAGCCCGTCCAGCGTATGTTCGTCGGCCCCGAGGGGTTCGTATTTTTGATCGCGGTCCATGCGCGTAAGGCTATGCTTGAAACTCTGAATCGTGTTTGCGAGGTCCGGTGACGCCCGTACCATGCGCATGGCTTCGCTGTGGACGATCACCGCTTGCTCGTGTTTCGTCGCCGCGCTGTAGACTTCGGCCCCGGCTTCCTCATCGGCAAACGCGAGCTTGAGGCCGATGCCCGCACCCATCGTGGACTTGCCCGATTTTCTCGCTACCTCCACATAGGCCATCCGAAAGCGCCGTGTACCGTCTGTCCGAAGCCAACCGAAGACGACCCAGATCAGGAAGGCCTGCCACGGCGCGAGGACGAACGCCTGCCCGGCCCACTCGCCCTTACTGTGTTTCAAGTAGGAGAAGAATTCCACGGCGTCGTGGGCCTTCGATTCGTCGAAGTGCAGCCCGCGCGCGTGGCCCTTCTGCAAATCGACCAAATGTCGCTTCACTGCCAGACTCACCAGCTCGCCCGCAATCACGCGGCCAGTTAGGACACCATCGATGTAGTTTTCTACGATGCGGGCAGTAGGCGAGAGAGGCGGACGAGGAGGATTGTTCCGCCGCCGCCTCGATATTCGTTTTTCAGTTGCCACAATGGTCTGCATGACTTACCCTAACAATCTTTTCACTCCGCCCGGCTGCGACGGCGTAATGCTCTTCACCTTCGATCGGCTTGCTGGTGTTTGCCCGATTTCTGAGAGAAACGACACGTATTGCCGCCGCGCCACTTCCGCCGCAC